CGGGTTCGTTTTCCAGCCAGGCGAGCCACAATCCAAACTCCTCGGCCGTCATCCGTTCGCCGAGTTCGCCGACCGGGCATCGCATCAAGGCGGCCAGCCGGAATGCTTGGCGCAGCTCCGGCCGGCCGGTCAGTTTTTTCGGTTGGCCTCGCTATCGAAGCCCCACAGGCGCATCGCGGCATTGAAAAGTCCGATGTAGGCTTCGTAGTTCCCACCGCCCCACGCATCCCATTGTTCCGCGCTGAAAATGGGTTGATCGTCGGCATCGAGCACGCTGGCCGCCAGGAGAATCGGCGCAAGTTGCTCGACGCCGGCCCCGGGGTCGGTGGCGTGGCGCTGCATGGCGATCCGCGCCGAGGCGAGCGGCCCGCGGATGATGACCTCGCCGCCCAGCTCGGGGCATGGGTACGTTTCCCGCGGGAGCGTGGGTGGTTTGATTGCGTCACGTTTGAGCGCCATGCGGCCGCCGTCAGGACACGATCGAGGGGAGGCCCTGCATCGTGAAGCTCACGGGCGTCTTGACGACGTCCTGGGCGGCGCCGGTGGGCACGCCGACCGCGCTGACGTAGGCGCTGCCGATCATCTGGACGCCGTTGGAAAACCGGATGCGCACCACGCGCTCGGTGAGCTCGAGCGTGGCCTTTTTGAGCTCGATGTGCGCCGCGTCGGTCATATCCCACAAGCACCCAAAGCTCAGGTTGAAAGCCGAAACGACGGTGGGCACCTCGCGACGGATTTGGTCGTGAATCGTGGTGATATCCTTGAATTCCGGCTCACCGCCGCCGCTCGAAACGTCTTGCACGGTGGTCATCGAGGCGCCGAGCGTGATGGGCGTGGCGGTGCCCGAAACGAAGGTCGAGTAGTTCGTGCTGTCCTCATCCTCGATTTCGAATGTGTTGGCGCCGACGTCCACGTTGGCGACGCGCACCGCGCGCTTGTGCAATTGCGTCATGCCGGCGATGGAAAGCAGCATCACATCGCCACTTACCGGGTCGGTGCCGGTGTAGCCGACCACCGGCGGCGACGCCTTGCTGATGCTGTTGATGGTGATTGCGGTGCCTTTGTCGGTTTCAATGTCGACGCCGACGTTTGCCCAAAATGAGTAAGCCATGGTTGGATCCTTTTCTAAACGATGGTTTGCGGGGAGTTGCTTTGGGTGACGAAGCGGACGCGCAGAAAAAGGGTGATGCGCCCGAGTGCGGCCTCGCCCTCGGTTACCAGGTCGCGCCGGATGGCGGCCAGTTGCACCGCGCAATTCAAGGGTGCGAGGCTGGCCGTGCTTGCGGTTTTGAAGAGCTCCTTGAGCGCGTTTTCGGCGAGCGCGTGCATAGCGTCATCCAAATCTGCGACGGCCCGCACGTAGCCCTGGGCCTCGACGTCGAGCTCATGGGTTTGTGCTGCAGGAAACCCGATCGTCGCCGCCTCGATGCTCTCGGCGCCGGCCAGGACGCGCCAGGCGGGGAGCTCACTTTCCTCGAGCGGCCAGGTGCGTCCGGTGTGCACGCGCGCGCTCATTCCGCTCGCGTTGCGCACCAGGGCGGCGACCGCATCGACGGCCTGAGCGGAGGCGAGTGCCATATCAGACTCGCGCCAGAACTAGCCGGGTAAACGCACCATCGGGGGGGTCGCGTAGAACCTGGCGGACGGCGTAGGTGATGCCGTCGCAAACGAACTGCGCGCCGGGGCGCGTGGCAGCGGCGTCCGAAGTCTTGAGGCGCGCGCTGGGCGCCTGAACGATCATGCCGTCGAGCTCGAGTTCTGATTCGGTATCGACGACCGCGAGCACGTTCACGCTCGAGAGCGTGGCTTCGCTGGCGAATTCGTCGGCCGACAGAAAGCCGTCGAGATTCTCGACCATGGGCATGTCATTCCCCAGCGCCGGCGGCGGCCGGGGCTAGCAGATCGGGCTTGCCTGCAGCGGGTGGAGCAGCGGGCTTGCCTGCTGCATTGCTGTCCTTTTTGCGCGCCGGCGCGGCGCGGTGCCCGCCTTCAAGCACCAAGGCCAGCGACTTCGAAATCTCGGCGTCATAGCCGAATGATTCGCCCTGCTTGAATACGACTGGCGCGATGATGGTGTAGGTGTCGCCCTTGAGCGCGCGCAAGAACGGAGCGCGCGCCGCGGCTTGTTTGGCACTCAGTCGCAGCGCGCCCGATGCGAGGGTCACGCTGCGACCGATTACAGTGACGTCTTTCATGGTTGGCGAGGGCTTCAGATGAGCTGGTTGAGCACGGCGCCTTGCCAGCGGCCATAGCCGACGTTGCGCCAGGTGTCGATGCCGATCTGGATGGCATCGTTGTCGAACGCAAATTCGGAGGTTTCGTCCTTGACCTTGAGGTCGGGCGCGGTTTCTTCCTGGCGAATGAACGGTTTGACGCTGCCGTCAGTGCGCAGCGTGACGAATTTGTCGGTCCAGCCGCCGGCGGTGAGGCGGGGATTGACGGCGGCGCGAACCTGGAAATTCTCCATGGCGAAGGTCGACGCACCGGCGGCACGCACCATCGAGAGCGCGGCCAGAGTGGCGGCCGACAATCCGACCGGCACCAGCACGAGAAACTCAGAGGCCATTTCGTTCAACGGTTCGCCCTGGTCGTCGACGAAGACGTACATCTGGGCGATCGACTTGAGAATCGCTTGTTGCATTTCCTCGGGACTCGGGGCAGTGACGGCGCCGTGGGCAGAGGCGGGCAGCGCGGAAATGTCCGTCGAGATGAGATTCGACTGGTTGCCGCTCACGCCTTCGGCGTGGTCGGTATCGAAGAAATACTGCCCGTCATAGCAAAGCCCAGCCTCGCCGGCAACGATCAGAGTCGAGAGCAGCTTGGCGAAGTGCGAGTTACCGCGCTCTGCCAATTCGGCCATGCGCACGCGGATCTGGCCGGTCTTGTCGCGACGCAGATCGGGAATGGCAATCTCGACCGTGGACTCGAAATGCTTGTTGGCGATGTCGATCCCGTTGGTCGAGAATCCCTTGGCATTGCGACCACCAATCCACTCGCGCAACGCCGGCGGCATTCCGAGCCAGCGGTATTGCTCGGAGTCCTGGTCGGAGGTGAAGTAGTTGGAAACGGCGTCGATCCAGCCCTGACCGGCCTGGGCTGCGAGCGCCTCGAAGTACAAGCCGACGACAGCGCGGCTGGAGAGGGCAGATTGATCCATGGTGAGAGTTCCTTGTCAGTCGGTGATGGGTTGGATGGGGGATTAGCCTTCGGTGGCCCAGGTGCCGCGCAGCGACGACACAAACGGGCCATTCGCGTCGCCGGTGACGAGGGTTACAAAGTCGCCGCGCTGGGCGGTGGCCTTGGTATTGAGCAGATCCTTGTTGTTCGTGCCCGGCAGGTCGGGGCCTTGGATCTTGTCATTGGCGTCGGGGCTGATGGCGACCAGCACGGCACCGAAACCGCCGCCGTTGGCGATCGCGCAATTGACCGGCGTCGCGACGGCTGGCAGGGTGATAACTTTGGCGTCGACGGTCACCCAAAACAGCTTGCCGTTGTCCTCGATGTCGAGGGTTTTGTCGACGGTGATGGCCTCGCGCACGGTGTAGGCGACCCAGGGGTCGCGGTAGTTGAGCGCGTCAAAGGCGACGATGGCGACGCCAGACGAGGCCAGGCGATGCACAAATCCGACAAATACACCGCCGACCGGCGAGAGGGAAAACGTATTGTCGTCGGTCGCGTATACGGGCTGCCCGACGTCGGTGATGACCACGCCGGAAACGGTGAGCGAGATCTTGCCCGACTCGATGGCGCGCACATTGATCACGGCGGCAGCGCCGGCCGAGTTGTCGGCCGCGGCTTCGGCAAAGCCACCGAAGCGATCGACCGAGGTGAGCGGGCGAGCGTGGCCGGTGCCGGTGACGATGCCGATGGCGGCGCCTTCGTAGATGATGTCCGAGGCGATGACGGCGAAGGCATTACGGGTGCCTAGTTCGTAGGCGCGGGGGGAATTGGCGGCGAGCGTGGTCATGGTTTGATGCTCCTGGGTTGCGGATTATTTCGAGAGCACCTTGACGCGCCCCGCGGCCTGGGCCAGGGAATACGCGAGGAAAGGCGCGATATTGTTGGAAAACTCGGCGCGCAAGGCGGGGTTCTTGTCCCACTCGGCACGAGCGCGCGCTTCGGGCGTGGCGCTCTCGTCGGCGCCAGCTGCAGCTGCGCCGGCCGGGGCGGCAGCATGCGCAACGGGGGCCGGGGCGTCGGCGATGATGTCCTTGGCGCGTCTGGCATTGGCGGCGCGCTCGGCGTTGAGCACTGCGACCGCGGCCATGGGGCCCGTGCTGATGCCATCGGCCTTGAGTTGCGCGATGAGCTCCTCATGACCGGGCAGCGCCTGAGCCTCGACGTCGTGAATGCGAGCCAGTTCGGCGGCGCGGGTTTCTTCGACAAGCTCGGCGCAAAGCTCGGGGTAAGCGGCGCGGAGTTCTTTGAGGTTTTGCATGACAGGTCCTTTTGCATTGAAGGTGGCGGTAGTGGTGCGGACGGTTTTGGCGCTGTTGAGCTCGGCAATGACTTCCTCGAGCGTGGCCACGCGATCAGCCATCCCAAGGGCGACGGCTTCAGCGCCCATGCGCATATCGCCCTGGCCAAAGTCGGCGAGCACTGTGTCGACCGAAACGCCGCGATACGTGGCAACGTCCTCGACAAAGACTTGCGCGAGGTTGTCGATGCGCGTCTGGATTTGCGAGCGCCCATCAGCGGTGGTGACGTCGGCGCGCTTTTTAGGCGATTGCGAGCTCACGATCTCGACCACACCCGCAGAGCTTTTGCCGGGATCGATGGCGACGACCGCGCCGATCGAGCCGACTTCGGCCGTCTTGCTGATTCGAACGCCCCCTGGCGCGGCGGCGGCGATCCAGTAGGCGGCGCTAGCCGCCATGCCGGCAACGTAGGCCACTACGGGCTTGGTAGTGGCAGCGCGGACCATCTGCGCGAATTCGGCGATGCCGTTGGCCTGGCCGCCAGGCGAGTCGATATTGAGCACGATGGCCGAAACGGCGGGATCTTCAAGCGCCGTCGTGAAGTCTTGCGCGAGCACGCCGAGCGAGGTGCCGCCGCTGACTTCGGTGAACAGATTGGCGTAACGAAACACCGGGCCGGTGACCGGCACCAGCGCAACGCTGCCGCGCATGGTGACGGCGCGGGCGTTTTGCAGCGGGCGGCCCAGGCGCGCCTCGAGTGCTTCGGGGGAGTCGTTCTCCCGGCGCGCGATGGCGCTGATGGTTTCGAGCATGGCGGGCTGGATCGCCCAGGGCGTCGACGCCACCAGGTCGAACGCGCTGCCGCGGTGCGCGACACTGCGGGGCGAGTCGGAGTCACATGGCGCACCTCCGTTGTCTTCGATGGTCAGCGATACGGTCTTCGACATGGACTTGATTTTCTCGGGTTGTTTGTCGCAATTTCAGGGGAAAATGCGACTTTCATTGGCCGTCCGACGGGTAGGTCGGTGGCGCCGTGTCGCGGTTGCGGGCGGGCGGCGCGTCGACTGCCGGCGGCTCCAGGCCGGCGTCGCGGCGCGCGGTGGTCTCGCGCACACGCTGCGCATGCTTGATTTTCCAGTCGACTCCGTCGTATAGGATCGACTCGGCGGCGCGCGTGCTGATGCCCTCGTCGATCCGCTGCTTGGCGGCGTCGACCTCCTTGAGTGGATCGATGCTGCCGGGCCCGTCGCCGACCCACACGGCGCCGCACCAGGCGCGACGATAGGCAGGATCCGCGAAGAACCCCGGCGCGCGCACGCGGCCGAGAGCGACCGCCTCTTCAAGCCAGAGCTCGTAGATCGGCTGGCAAAAATTGCCGGCAAGCCAGTCGCGACGGCAGCGGAAAAAACGCCAGGCGTCGAGCAGCGCGGCACGCGCGGCGCTGTAGCTGGACTGGAAGTGCTTGACGAGGACCTCGAACGGCAGCTCGAGACCAACGCCAACCTGGCGCAGCACGGCCATGACGAAGGGATCGAAAGCGGTGTTTGGGCGCCCGAGCGCTGGCGATTCGACAGATTCCCCGGGCAGCATGTTGATGGCTTTGCCCGGAGCATCCATGCTGGCGTTGGGCACGCTACCGTCCCACTTCATGGCAGCGTCCAGATATCGGTTCTTTGTCTCTGAGCTGTCGAAGAGCTGCTCGAACGCATCCGGGTCCATCTTCACAAATACGGCGAACGCCGCAGAGATGACGGCGGCGCTGATCTCGGCCTCGGAGTAGCGTGCCAACTGTTTGAGCGGTTCGATGACGGCGGCCAGGTAGGGCACACCGCGGGTTTGTCCAGGCCGGCGCCGGTCGAACAGATGCAGCACATTGCGCCGCCCGGTCCGCTCGCCGAAGGCCAGCACCCGCTGCCACTCCAACGCACCGCCGCGACGGGCGCCCGGGTGCGTCTTCGTGATGTGGTATGCCACTGGTGCACCCGTTGGCGCAAGCTCCACGCCCTGCACAAGCGTGGCTCCGTCTGCCTGGCGGCCCGGGTTGCAGATCCGGTCCGCTTCGATGAGCTGCACGGCAAGCGAGTACGGCCGGCCAGTGCCGGATGCGGTCGGCAGCGCCAGCACGTCACCGGACTCAAGCGTGGCTCGGAAGGCGAGGGACTGCAGGCCATACATGGTCTGGGTGCGCGTGATGTCGCAGTCGCTGGACTCTGCCCACATGCAATACTCGCGCAACACGAGGGCCTGCCACTCGCTCGTTTCCGTTTCCGAAAGACCGAGGAACGCGGCATCCGGCTGCGGCTGGCAGGAGAGCCCCGTGCCCACGACGTTGGTCACCACCGTGTTGATGGCCCCGCCGGCCAGTGCGGAGCGACGTGCCAGGTCGCGTGAATACGCGCGCAGATCGACGAGGTCGGGCGCGATATCACCGTCCGCATCAGCGACACCCGGATTCCAGTTCGCCAGCGCTGGACGGTTACGCGCCGAGCCTCCGAAATAGCCGCCGGCGAGTGCCATGGCCACACGAGCGCGCTGGCGATTCAATGCCCATTGCGGCGAGAGCGCTCCGATGGCGCGGTCGAGAAGGGTCGGCTGCGCGCTGGCGGCCATGATCACCACCCCGGTCGCACGGTGCGAACCCGGCCGGCGCCGATCGCGCTGCCGGACAGCGTTTTCACGCGCTCATCCCAGGCCTTGATCCCTTCCTGGATCTTCGCCAGGTCAGCGCGCGTAAGGGCGCGATCGCCGATGGTGTAACTCTGGCCCGACAACACGGCCTCTTCCGCCGCCAGGTACGTCGCAAGGCGCGCTTCGGCTTGCGCAAGAGTGATGCCGGCCATTGGGCCTCCCGATGACGATTGATCAGTAGGCTACGGCGACGGCTGTCGCAATTTCAGGGGAAAATGCGACTATCGCTTCTTGAGGATCCGGTAAATCGTCGACCGGTGGACGCCAAGCCGAGCGGACGCGGCATCGATCGAGCGACCATTGCGTAGCTCGTGGTCGGTTTCCTCGCGCACGATGCGTCGTGGCACCCCTTTGTAGACATAGGGCTCTGTCCCGCCCCACACCTGCCGCGCACGTCGATCGACCTCGCGCGCCTGATCATCACTGAACGCCGGGCACACCTGGCGCACGTGCTCGAGCACGTCTTCGATGATGTCGTCGGCGAGCTGCATCAACCCCGCTTCCAACGCGACAGGGAAATGGCTCCCGGTAATCCGGATATCGGCGCGACGGGCGCGGACGCCTGGTCGGCCGCGGCAGTCAGCAAATCTGCCTGGCGCGGAACGAGCAGTTGCTCGAGCCGATCCCATTGTGCGTGGCGATACTTGTTCAAATCCAGCACGTGTGCCGCCCATAGGCAGTACACCCACAGATCCCACGCCTCATTCCGGGTCGAACTGGAGACCTTGATCCAGCGCTCGACCTCGCCATGCGCCGTGCGCTGGCGCACGCGTTGCTCGGAGGTAAGCTGCTCCCAATAATCCTCGGGCAGGCCCACCGGAAGATGCATGTACCCGGGGCCTGGTTGCTCGAGCTGCAGGCGGTTGGCGAGCAGGTTCTTCGCCACGTGGACGCCAACGAACCACAACCGCACGCCATGCTTGAGCACACGCCCCCGAATATTCACGTCGAACATCCGCGCGCGTCCCTTGATCGGGGTCTTGATATCCCGATCGCCTTTGATCGCGAAGACCCGCTGCGCCTCGCGCGTGCGGCAGTAGGCGTAAACCTCGTGGGTGTGATGGCCACCGGTGTCGACCGCGCAAGCCTCGACCCGCAGCTGCTGACCGCTGGCATGGGTGACGGGGCGACACCGGATCTCGTCCAAACGCTCCCACACGATCTGTTGTCCGGGATCTCCGTAAATGCGACCGAAGTCGATCAACCACGATTCCTCGTCACGACCCCATGCGACGATCTGATACTCGAGGCGATCGTGCTGGACGTCGACCGACATCGTCAGCACCAGACCACGGAAAGGCACGAGCATCAGCTCATAGGTTTCGGCCCGCGCCTTGATACGCTCGTGATCGAGCTTTTCGCCCTTGCGCTTGTACGACCTTGCGAGGCGTGTGTTTTCAAAGACTTTTAGCCCCCTATCGTCTCCCGCTTTCCATAGCGCTTCCGCGGCCAGGCGCTCGCGCACCAGGTCGAGCCATGATGTCCAGCCGGGCGGCATGTAAAGCGCGCTGATCTGGAACCCTTCGGTGCGCCCGTCTCCGATGCCGCCGCGGCGCCAGTCACCGGAGTCCAGCATCGCCGCCTTGTCCGACTCGTCGATCTCTGCGCCGCACGCCGGGCAGACCATCCACGCGCGGGACAGATCTTCCGCCCAGCGCACGTTGTCCCACTCGAGCGTGTGCATTTCGCCACAGTGCGGACAGGGCACGAAGTACCGCCGCTGGGTCGACGCCGCGTAGAGCATGTCAATCGGACTCTCACCCTCAGCGGTGGGAGACGATGAGAAGTAACTCTTCGACGAATGCGAGAACGTGGTCAGACGCTTTTGCGCCAGCTCGACTGGATCCCCCTCTGATCCGACGTCCGCCTCCCAGCGATCGACCTCGTCGCCGTAAAGATAGCGCGCGGAAATTTCCGCAAGGTTCGCGGCCGACCCCGCGGTGGTGATGTACATCGTCCCACCATCGAATTCCTTGGTGTCGATCGTGTTGGCCGAGTCCCGGCTACGTGGCTTGGCCACGCGACGCGAGAGCACGTCCACGGCATCGATCGCCTTGCTGATGCGCGCGCTCGTGCGCTTGGCCAGTCCGAGTGTCGGGAGAAGCACCAGGATGTTGGCCGGCGTCTGATGCACACAGGACCCGATCCAGTTGAGCGCCACCTGCGTCTTGAGCATCTGCGAAGCGGCGACCACGACCACTCGGCGGCACGGGTCCGAGGCGGACAGCGCGCGCATCACGCCACGCGCATACGGCGTGCGCTCGACGCGATACGGGCCGGGCTCCGCCGCCCCTGCAGCTTTCGGAATCACCATGTGCCGCGCGGCCCATTCGTCGACCGTCAGCGATTCATCAGGCTCCGCGCCGGCGGCGAGTGCGTCCCGCTGCGCCTGCGCACACGCAAGGCCCAGCTCGAGCAGACCCTCAGCCAGGCTGCCCATCGCTCACGTCCAACAGCCCACCGGCGCGCACCTGCTGCGCGAATGCCGTCAAAGCGACGCGGATCTCGTCGCCGATGCGCAGCTCGATGACGGCCGGATCACTGATCGGAGCAAGCGTTGCCGCCAGGCGTGGAGCGATCGCAAGCATCTGATCACGCATGACGCGCGCAGCTCCGAACAGCATGCGGTCCACTTCTTCGCGCAGCACCAGGGTGCCCGCCAGCTTGGACAACTCCAGCTCCGCCATCGACGCCTCGGCGGTCTCACGCCTGGTCTTGCTCTGCCAGTAGTCCGACCCCCCGCCGCTCGGTGACTGTCCAGCCTCTCCGGCTTTTGCTCCGTCACCTGCAGGCGCCTTTGGTTGCGCCGGCCGGCGTCGGCGGTTCGTCTCCCATTGAATCCGCGCAACGGCCGGATCGAACTTTCCGCCGATCGACGAAAGACGCCCCGCGGCATGCGCCTTGCGCACGGCCTGCGGAGACACGCCGAGCATCGGCGCCAGGGCTTCTGCGCTGATCAGCTCAGGCATCGCAACCCACCAATGGCAAGACACAACCGAGACCGCAACCTAATCCATGGGCAGCCACTAAAAAATAATCGAGGTGCGAATTACCCGCACGCGACCCTCTCGTGGAAGGACCCGCGGCCGCGTGGTGCGGCGCACCATGCACCAAAGCGGGGCGCGAGGGGCATGCCGGCCGGCGACGACTCGCCGGGTCATGGGCGCCCATCATCGCGCGGTCGCCAACGCGCGCGCCAGGTTGCGATCGAAGCGCGCCGGGAATTCATCGCGCACGGTGCGCTCCGCGACGCCGTAGAAGTCCAAGCGCTTCTTGTAGCTGGCGCCCTTGACGAACATCAGGATGGGCTTGATGTTGCCGCGGCGCTTGCGCAGGTACACGCCCGGCTGCAGCGAACCGTGCGGACGCGTCGTGGCAAAAAACTCACCGGAAGCGCGCTTCACCGCACCGCGCTTCTTGCTGGCGGCGCTGATGTTGCGCGTGTAGCCGGCCGCACCGGTGACCTTGAGCTGGCTGAGAATCTGAATGAGCTGGCCCTGGCTCAGGTTGCCATACCGATCGAGCCGCGCGCCTGCGCCGGGCACGGCAACGGTGCCGGGCGGCATCTTGCCGAAGCGCTGCAGGAGCTTCTCGAAGCGCTTGACGTTGCGCGCACCGCCCTCGATCTGCGGGCCGAGGAACTTGTCGGCGGGCGTAGCGGCCGGATCGTCGCGCAGATAGATGCGCGCCATCAGCTTATCCTTCGTCGCCTTGGTGTAGAGCACGCTGCCCAGCGTGTAGGGCGTCGGCCGATCGAATGATTGGCGCATCGCGGCGGCCTCGGCGCGGCGCACCTCATAGGCGGTCTCGTTGATGGTGAGCATGGCGGCGTAACGGGCTTGCTTGCCGATCGTGTCGAGATAGCGCGCGAGCTTGGGAAAGTCGTTGCGTAGGATGATTTCCATGGGCTCACGCTCCGGTGTAAAAGGGGGCCAGCACCAGCCGGCCCAAACCAGCCAGGGATCGAATCTGCAATGCCTGGCGCGCGCTCATGGGCGCCGGCCCCACTCGAATACCGACCGCGCCCACAGTGGGGGTGGCGCCACCGCCGAGTGTTCCAGTTCGAATGCGCCGGCATCTTGCGGCAGGGCAAAGCGCATGACCCGCAGGGAGTTGGGATCGCGCACCACCGCGCCGATGATCACCAGGGCCTCGAGCAGCTTGCGCGCATCGATGGAGGAGATGCCCGCGACATCGGCCGCCTCGACCGTCGTGAGCGGCTCACCACGGGCGAGCGCGGTAAGCATCGCCTGCGTGCATGCGGCCGCTTGCGGGGCGGCGATTCGGCGCGGCCTCACGACGCCACCGCCGCGTGGATCGATGCCCCGTCAAACGGAGTGCCGATCTCGCGACCGCCCTCGATGGCATGGAACTTGTTCGGGGTTCCGGCCATGCCGAGCCGGATCGACAGGTTGATCTCGTCGGCTCCGAAGACCTCGCGCAGCGAGGCGATGAACGCGGCGCAGGCCGGCATCTCGTCGCGCAGGTAGCCCGGAGGCCTCGTGGTGGTCGTTTCGCTCATGATCTCCTCGGGGTTCCATACCTGGTTCCATACGTTGGACCAACGTATGGAAGGCTGAAAGCCTTGCTGGGCCTTGCTCTTCCATACCTTCCATACGTTCCAGACGTTAAAAATACGCGCGCGCGCGGAGCCGCACGCGCGGGTGTGCGCGCGCACCCGCGCCGCCGCACGCGCGGGGGAAAAGAGGTATGGAACGTATGGAACGTATGGAACCCCCAGTCTGCATGCGGGTTCCAGCCTTCCATACGTTGAGCGAAGGTATGGAAGAGGTATGGAACCTGCAGCGGGAAGCCGGCGCTTTTCGGGGTCATAACGGCATCGCCCCATCACTGCGCCCGACCACCGCTGCCGCGGACTGGAGAGCCTTGTCCTTCTCAAACTTCGCCCACAGGGGCAGCAGATAGACGAACCGGCTCACGCCGTTGCGCCGTTCGATTCGCCTGCAGCCCATTTTCTTGAGCAGAAGCCCGACCCGCGTGGCCACGTCGCGCGTCTGCCGGCCGGCATCGAGCTTCAGCGCGTCGGCCATCGCGTCGTGCAGGCTGAATTCCGGTTTCCACGAGGCCTCGATCCAGTCGTGCAGCGGATCGAAGAACGAATCCTCCGCCTCGCGCTTGAGTTGCTCCGGATCGAACAGGTCGCGCTGCTCGTCGGCACTCGGCCAATACCGTTCGCCGGCACGCCAACGGTGCAGCGCTTCGGCAAACAGTTGATCCCGTGCTTCGGCGAGACCGTCGGTGTCGATCTGCTGGCTGATCTCGACCGGCCAGAAGCGCCGGCCGCCGGTCAGATCCTTGTTCCACGCCCACTCGTTGGTCGTGCCCGCGAACACCAGCTGCCGCGGGCACCGAATCTCACGCCGACCATAAGTGGGGCGAAATTCGTCGATCTGACGCGAAAGGAAGCTCTTCTGTCGCGAGGTCTCGGCCCGCGCGAGACTCCCCAGCTCGGCAAACTCGTGCAGCCACTTGCCCCGGATCGCACTCATCGAATCCTTGTTCGAGAGGTCCAACTCGGTATCCGAGAACCACTCGCCGGCCAGCACCCGCAGCGCGCTCGATTTGCGCTTGCCCTGCCCGCCTTCGAGCACCAGGGCGTAATCGAACTTGCAGCCCGGGTGCCACACGCGCGCCATCATGCCGATCAGGAACCAGCGCCCCACGCGACGGCTGTACTCGGTGAGCGCAACGCCCATGAAGTCGGCCAGCCAATGATCGCAGCGACCCTCGCCGTCCCACGCCGGCAGCGCCTCGAGGTACGTGCGCACCGGATGAAACGATCGGTCTGCAGCCACCAGCTCGATTGCCTGGTCGACGATCTCCGCAGACGGGGTCATGCCGTAGCGCCGTGTCAGCCAGATGATCGAGCGCGACGTGTCCACATCGCCCCACTCGGTGCCACCGAGCTCATTCTGGCCAGGGACGGGCTTCAATTTCACCGTGCGCTGCGCGAAATCGTCCCGAGCGACCACGCCCGCCCAGGCCTCGTGCGATGACAGGATCAGCACCACGTTCGACAGGCACGCGACGACGTCGCCGCGGCGCACGAGCAGCTTATCCGCCCAGCGCGCATCTTCCTCCGCTGCGTGCGCAGCAGTTGGCGGCGCAGAGCCCCTCCGCATGATGCCCCGCGGCGATCGCTGCTTGGTGAGCATGCCCAGCAGATCGTCGACCGTCGCGCCATCGGCGATCGCATCGGCGACGTCCCATCCCGGCGACTTCTCGCCAGGCGCGGGAATTTGCATGATGCGCACGCGCGCCTCGAGCTCGTGCAGGATCTCCGCGATGCGCTCCGCGGTGACGGTGCCCGGCTGCACGATCTCCGGCAGCGGTGCACCGTCCGGCTCGCCCTTGGGGCGCTGCGCGTCGCAGTCGGGCCAGATGATGACGTTGCGCCCCGCGATCGGCGCCCAGTCCGCTTTGTCGGCCGCCTTGCCGCCCCCGGGCCAGCTGATCACATCGAACTTGGTGGCGAGAGCCTCGTGCGCCGCATCGGCACACTTCTCGCCCTCGACCACGAGCACCGGGAACCCGTCACGCAGGCGATCCAGGCCGTAGAGAGGCCGCGGCACGGTCCACTGCATCCAGCGCCAATCCTCGACGCCGGTGACGCTGTGCCGCGCCCACACCAGCGGCAGGATCTCTTTGCCGCCGTCCGAGGTCCGGAAGCGGTAAATGTGCCCGAGCACCGCGCCGGTGGGATCGCGGTACGTCCAGACGCGCTCCGGCGCGCCACGCTTGAAGTGTTCAGCCGGTGGCGCTGACACGCCATCGGGTACCGGAACTACCGGCACCCATTGCGTGCGGGGCTTCTTTTCTGGGGCCACGCCTCCCTTGGGCTGCTCCGCGTGGGAGGCTTCAATCGGGATGCGCAGCTCGTCGGCCAACTCGCGCGCGGCCTTGCCCTGGTCGTTGCCCGTGAACAGGTAGGCGTAGAGGCTGACCAGGTCGCCGCCCTTGGCGTCGGAAATGGCAAAGTCCGCCCATGCTCCGGTCGTCAGGTTGACCGAAAAGGATCCGACATGGCGATCATCGCGCGTCGGGTTCGGCGCCTGCCACTCGTACCCGTTGCGGCGACCGTTTGGGAGCCATCGCGGCACGAGCCGGTCGGCCGCAGACAGTGCGGCCTCAGCGATCTGCCGGAAATCGAGCTTACCGCGAGAGGTCATTCTTGGTGGCCGTTTTCTCTCGTTGGCAAAGATCCGGCGCGCCGAGACCATCCGGGCATTACAAGCTCGGGCAGGCCCGGGCCGACGCCGCTGGACGGGTGTTGATGGCACGCTAGGGAAACCCGATTCAGCAACCCTCGCAGCTGCGCCACCTGATCGCAATTCAGGCGCACACCCGGCACGCCGTTTTGCTCAATCTCGCCGGCTCCAAAGATATCGAGCTCGCCGTCGTGCCACAGCGCGATCGCGAACTCACAAGCGACCGACGAGTCATCCTCATGGGCGGTAGGCGGCCGTTCCGATTCAGGGCCAGCGACCGGGGCCGGAGAGCCCAGAAACGGCCACGAGAGCACATTCGGCAGCGCCGAGAGATCCGGCGGAATCGGCAACGAGCCGGATCGATCCCCGCGCCACCGGAAGCGTGCCCGATCGCCCTCCATGGTCTTCTCGACCATGCCGGCCGCGATCGCCCCCGCCATCAACGCGTAAATCGCTTTCGTGCGCACCCCGCCTGCTGCCGCCAGCTCCGCGCTGGTCATGCTATCGACTTGCTGAAGCGCAGCGAGCATCACGGCGGCCGTACTGCCCCGCCTCGGGGTGTATGTCATCGCACACCCTTCTTCTTGAGCGCCAACCCGGCTGCAGCGAGCATTGCGGGCAGATTTTCGAGCTGCTCGGCGACCAGGCGCACCCGCTCGAGCGCCTCGGCACGCGCTGCCCCCTGGTCACCGAGGTAGCGCTCTACGAGGTAGTAGAGCCCCGTCAGGTCACCCGACACCTGCAGGTAGCGCTCAAATGCGTCGAGGGACAGGTGCCGCACCCCATCATCACTCAGCGCTACGGACAAATTCCCGGGCGCCATGTCGAGGTCAGCGGCTGTGCATTTCAGGCCACGGCGGTAGACTCCCTGGGCGACCGCGTCCCGCGCGCATCGGAAGCGCTGAGTGAGCCCCGGTTCCAGCTCCAGCGTGAGCTGGCGACGATCAGGACTGATAACTGGTGACATGATTTTCTCTCACTCAGGATCATTGGTTATCACTGCCCGGCACGCAAAATGCGGCCATGGACACCACGAAAAAAACTTTTGGAGGCTTACCCCCCGCCGATAGAATCGAAGGCGCCAACCAACCGATCAACCGACGAGGGGATTGCCATGGAACAGACGAAGCCGACCGACGGCGGCATCGACAACGAACTGGGGGCGCGCGAGGCTATGCTTTGGTGCATTGCGTTCCTCATGGCCGGGCGGAGTCGGTTGGAGCCCGACCCGAAAGAACATCTCGCAAACGTGTTCGCATCCGCGAGAGAAATCCCGGCGACCCTCGCCGCGCACGCCCGCAACAGCACTCCGTCGGGCCCCGAACAGCAAGCCCAGCCGGACATCTTGCGGGCGTGGCAGCGGACTCTAGATCAAATAGAGACCGGTGCACTCGCATTCTCTCTTGCTTGGTCTCCGCCTTCAGCTGCTCCAACGCGCGAATAGCATCAGACCTTTCTTGCTTGGCCTTCGCCTTCGCCTGCTCCAGCAGGAGAATGACATCAGCCCGACTGACGGTTTGGTTGTCGCACACGCTAGGTCACCTCTCGCAAAAGGATTGCCATGGCTTCACTCGACGACTGGAGGACGGACATCGCGTGCCCGCATTGCGGCCACAAGCGCATCGAGCGGATCGGGAATCTCAAGACGAATCCGCAGTTCACCTGCCACGGCTGTGGAGCGATCTTCCGTATACGCTCGGCCCGATTGCGGAAGGCCATCGAGGACGTCGAGCACAGCCTGACGGAGCTGCGGCGCACGGGCAGCGATTTCGGAAAGCGATGAGAGCGTGCGCAGGACCTGAGACGCGTCGGCGGTCAGACGCAACACGCCGGGATCCTGCTCGACTGGGATCTCGGGTTCGGCCTCATCGTTTTCGGGGGCTACGAAGTCTTCGCTTAGATTGAACCCGCATTGCGGACAATGCTTGTGCAGCGGCTCGAACTTCCAGCCGGGGGGAAGGGTGTGAACCATCAGGCTACCTCTCTTGTTTCGGCCGGCACCGACGATGCCAGCATCTCCTCGACGCTCACCGCTCCGTCCGTGTGATCACGGACTTCCAACAAGTGCACCCTCGGCACTCCGTCTCGTGCCATCTGACTCACGCGACCGCGCGTCACGCCAAGGCGTACAGCGAGTTCGCCGTAGCGACCTCGCTCTAAATCGAGCCATTCCTTGAGTTGCATGGCGAGAGTTTAGAACAGACTAAACCCCGGCGTCAAGACACTTCTAACCTAATTTTGTTTAGCCTTTGTCAGAGATGGCTGATCCAATGAAAACCCGGCGCAAGGAAAGGCTTCGAGAATTTCTCAGCGCCATCCCGGCGCCCACGAGTCGGGAGCGCCGGGCGCTCTTGATCGCCCGCAGCCGGCTCACGAAGGGCCGCGTAACTCAGCTGTTGAATGACGGTTTTGGGGAGCTCGCTGGCGTCAATTTGGCGAAGCAACTCGGGATACCAGACCAACGCACGTTCGAGCGTGAAGTAGGAACCCCATTCGACGCACCGTGGTCGTCGCCACCACTTAGAGTTGAAGACGCGCGGCTCGTCTACTCCACCTCAACGCCGCCAGATCCACTTGAGCACGCGATCGAGGTCTTGGCGGCCGCCATCGCTATGGTTCCAGACAGTCGCAAAGAGGCGATTGGTTACGCTCTCCGAATTCTTTCCTCGTCGCCGACTCAGTGGCCAGAAGTGGTGGCGGTCATCCGCGGTCTGATCGCCGCCTCGTCGAAGTAGACCCCCCGGCACGTCTCGGCGACGATATAGTTTAGTTTCTGCTTGACATGCGCGTTTAGGTATAGCTAAACTCCCTCCATCACTCCGATGGAGGCCACGATGTCAGCGCCCATTTCAACAGCCAGCGCCACCCAGCTGGCAGCAACAAACGCAAAGAACGCACTCTCGACCGCCATCGCCCTTGAGCGGCTGGAGCGCCTTGCAACGAGCTTCTGCGACCTCGTGGAAGCCTATCTGCGTGCCGGCGAAGACTGCGTACCGACTCGGTCCCGTGACACGAGCGAGACGGACGTAGCCGCCGCCATGTACGAACTACGTGCGCAGATCGATCGCAAAGAGCCGGATGCTCACCAGAGCGAGACGTATCTCAAGCTCCGCACATCGGAAATCGCGATGTGCAAATTGGTTCTCGAGAGGATCCACAACGAGGTCCGCGATTACCCGGCCCATCGTCCCCACTCAATCGACAGCTATTTGCCGCCGCACATGGTCGCTGAGCTCGCGACGGTGCTGGGCCGCCATGTCCGCGCCGGCGCACCACGGTGACCACCATGAGCGCGAGCGATCGCCACCAGCTGTGGCTCGAGTTTCCGAAGGGCGCGGGCTCGATGTGCGGCGGGCAGTACCCGACGCGCCAGGCGGCGCTCGACGCCGTACCCGCCATCAGATCCGATTGGCTCTCACAGGCCGAGCCGCCCCTGGCGGCACGCATCCACGCGGGAAGCTGGAATGTCGTCAAACGTCCAGCGAGCCTCCCATGAAACGGCTGCTCGACGCGCTGCTGTGGTTGGGGATGCTGCTCCCGGTCCTGGTCGGCATCGCTTGGGCCGATTCATTCACCGGCCTGGACACGCTCGCCACGCTCATGGCGGTGCTGCAGTGATCCGCCCGGCCGTGATTCTTTCCGCGATCCTGATGCTCCTGTTCGCCGTCGCGCTTGCGAAGTGGATCGCCGAGATCTTCGCGCCGCTCGTCTCCGCCATGCAGGTGCTGCCGTGAGCGATGTGACCGCGCTGCTCGACGACGCCCGCCAGCGTGCGCGGCTCATGCGGGCGGCACGCACCGATGCGATGCGCCTCGCGCTCGCGCGGAGGATCTGTTTCGACCTGGTCGCAGCACTGCGCTCCGGCCTTCCGAGCCAAAAGGATGCGCTATGTACACCATCGACACAACAACTGGGTGCTGGAACTGGGCCAAGACCATCGGAGCCAACGGCTACGGAGTCGCCCACATAGAGCGAACCAGCAAGACCGCGCACCGCTTTGTGTACGAGCGGGAAGTGGGACCGATTCCTGCTGGCCTTGAGCTGGATCACCTGTGTCGGAACAAAGCCTGCGTGAACCCGCAGCATCTGGAGCCAGTGACTCACTTGGAGAACATGAGACGTTACGCCCCATTTGCAGAACGAGTCGTATCAGGGGTCTGCAAAAAAGGGCACCCACTCGACGGAATTCGATCGCGCAGTCGGGGTGGGCGCTACTGCAAGACCTGTGCTCGTCTCAGCAAGCGGCGACAACGAGCAAAAGCATAAAGACACGCCGGGAGAGACCGGCACCTATTCCACCCATGAGGAGCACATCGTGCGCACCACGATCATCGGATTGACCGGCCAGGCTGGCTCCGGAAAGGATCCCGTCAGTTCCCTTCTGGTTTGTCGAGCCGGCGTGTACCGACTCGCCTTCGCGGATCACCTGAAACTCGAGGCGATGGAGGCATTCGACGCGAACGCGCTGCTCTTCATCGACCCCACGCTCAAATCCGTCGCGACCGATGACCTGGCGTTGCGCAATTGCCGCGAGGCGGGATACGTCTCCGCAAACTGGGGTCTCGCGAATCTCGCTGCCGTCACCCCGCGCTCCATCATGCAGACGTGGGGCGACTGGCGGCGGTCGCAGGATCCGGACTACTTCGTCACCAAGCTCGACGCTCGCATCGACAGAGCGGTCCAGTTGGGCGCGAAGACGCTCATCATCACCGACGTTCGCTTTCGCAACGAGGCCGCGCTCATCCGACGTTACGGCGGCCAACTGTGGCGCATCGCCAGGCCCGGGTTGGCCCGTCCGAGTGGGCATCGCAGCGAGTGGGATCTGGCAGACGAACCGGTCGACGCCGAGATCATCAACGATGGATCCATCGAGCAGCTCACGAAGATAGTGACCGATCTGCTGCTGAGCGCTCAGGCGCGCGTCGTGGAGCTGCAGTCATGAGCGACACAGTAAGACTTTGCCGGGACTGCAAACACAGCGTCCTACGCGATGACCGGGATTGGGTATTGATGTGCCAGCACGCCAGCGTGTGGAGAAAAAACGGCTGGGCGCTCGCCAGACCTGACGGCCCATCTTCAAACGACGGGGAAGAGGCGGCAACGCAGAGGACAAATCGGTCTTTGCTTGCCCCTTGCGGGCAGAAAGGGAAGCTTTGGGAGCCGCGATCATGACGCCCCAGGAACACAAGCGGCTTCTGCAGCAGCGCCGGGAGCTGGTCGCGGCACTGCGCAGGGTCGAACTGGGCATGCACAACGATGCCGACGTCGCGCTGCTCAGGCGCGCGCTTGGAGTCGGTGAGCGGGAGGTCGCGGTGAGCGCTGGAGTCGTCGTCACGCAGCACATCGAGGTGCCCCGCTTGTTCACGCGATCCGACCTGGCGGACGCGCAGCGAGCACCGACGACGAAGTGATGCGCATCCGCCACATCTGGACTCCCGACGAAGTGGTAGCGCTCGAGCGCGACTACCCCGACCAGGTCACGCGCGACATCGCCAAGCGCATGGGCATGCCAATCGGCAAGGTCCACGCTAAAGCGAAGCGCATGGGCCTGCGCAAATCTCCCGAGTTCCTCGCCAGCCCCACGGCGTGTCGCCTGGACGGAGTGAAGGGCGCGGCTTCCCGTTTCAAGCCCGGACAGAAACCCTGGAACAAGGGGATCTCCTACGTCGTCGGTGGGCGCAGCGCGGAAACACGCTTTAAGCGCGGATCAGTGCCGCACACATGGGTTCCGATCGGGAGCTATCGCGTCAACAGCGACGGGTACCTGGATCGCAAGATCACCGACGACGGCCCTGCCTATAAGCACTGGGAGCGCGTTCATCGCCTGGTCTGGATCGAGGCGCACGGCGAGATCCCCGCCGGGCACGTCGTCGCCTTCAAGCGAAACCGCAGGACCACTGAGCTCGCCGCGATCACGCCCGAGGCACTCGAGTGCATCAGCCGCCATGAACTCGCCCGGCGGAACACGATCCACCGCTATCCGCCGGCGCTCAAAGACGCGATCCGGCTCGCCGCCAAACTCAGGAGAAGGATCGATGAAGAACATCGATGACGTGCGCACGCACCTGTTTAACGCCCTCGACGGACTCGCCGACAGGGAAAACCCGCTGCCGATCGAACGCGCCAAGGCGATCGCCGAGGTCGCGCAGACGATTATCAATTCAGCGAAGGTCGAGGTCGACTACCTTCGCGTCACCGACGGCGCAGACAGCGGTTTTCTGGAGGGAAAGAAAGGCCCCGGTGAGCTGCCAGACGGCATCACCAGCATCATGCGACACCGGATCAGGTGACATGGCCACCGGATCACACGCCGCCTCCGTCGAGCGCCTTCGGGCCGCCGATTACCGCACCGGACAGCCCATATTTAAGTCGCGATGCGACGCGTGTGCGCACAACCGCCCGCCCGCGGGCGTGTACGGCCTCACGCGCTATGACAAGCGCTGCGAGCATCACCGGGCGGCGGTGAAGGCGCATGGCTGGTGCAACGACCACGAGGCGACGCACCCATGAGCCGCAGCATACAAGAGGAAATTTTGTCTGTCCTTTGGATCATCGCAGCCCTGCTCGCCTTCAATGGTGGACACGACGGATGGGGTTGGGGGTTCGCATTCAAGGGTGCCCTCGACACGTTGACGGCAATCAAATTTGCAATCCGTGAAGTACGCGCCGAACGCACCAACGAACAACAAGGAAAAGCATGAAAAGCCGCAAACCGAAGAAGATCAAGCTCCGCAACCCGCTGAAGTCGGCGGGGCCGCTCATGGAGTACAAGCCCGTGCGGCAAGTGGCGCGAAGGGCGAGCGTGACCAAAATGGAGAGAATTAGAGATCACATCAACTGGCTGTGGCTCCCACGTGCTACGCAGCTGCGAGGCTTGCGGGCCTACATTGGCGGATTGTCGCGGCCTGCTCTCGCGAGAATCGTCCGTGACGCACGGGCGCGGGCATGAAGCTCGAGATCAACACCAACGGCGCCTGGCGCACGGTGCTGCGCGACCTCACCGGTGGCGATCTGTCCATCGCGAAGGACGCAACCGAGGAGCTGTGTGACGTGGCGTACCGACGCGACACGCGGCTCAGCTTCCGCCTGGCCGGCAACAACGGCGAAGTCCTGGCACGTTGCGATTCGACGGATTGCGTGTGGATGGATGCAGAGGAGAGGAAAGGGTGAACATGCGATGGCTGATACTGGCTGCACTCGTGCTGCTAACTGGCTGCCAGGGCGCGCTGGGGAACATCGCGAGCGGTGACCCAGTAGAACGCGGCCTGTCCTACGTTGCGGCGGCGATCGTGTCGCACGCCGTGATTTCGCTGTTCCGGTAACCGAAACGATGATCGAAGCCTACCCCCTCTGCTGGCCTGAACACCGTCCGCGCACCCAACCCTACAACCGCGAAACAGCGCGCTTCGACACGAGCTTCGCGCGAGCCCGCGGCAACATCGTTCGCCAGGTCAAGCTGTTGGTCGCCAATCCCTTCCGGGAACCTGACACGATCATCAGCACGAACCTTCCGCTACGTCGTGACGGTCTCCCCATGGCAGCGTTCAAGAAGATCGACGACGTTGGCGTGGCGGTGTACTTCACCTATAAGGGCGAGCAGCGCTGTTTCGCGTGCGATCGCTGGAACGCGATCGCCGACAACATGCAGGCCATCTCCAAGACGATCGAGGCGCTGCGCGGCATCGCACGGTGGGGGACTGGCGACATGCTCGCCGCGGCCTTCACCGGGTTCACCGCGCTGCCGGCGCCAGGACGCTCTGAGTGGTTTCAAACGCTCGGCGTCACGCCCACCGCAAGCCTTGATGAGTGCCGCGCCGCCTATCGTCGCGCAGCGGGCGAGGCCCACCCAGACCGCGGCGGATCGCATGAGCGAATGGCGAAGATCAACGCCGCATGGGCAACAGCACAGGAGAAGCGGACATGAGCAAGTGCCAAAACCTTGCGAGCTTTCGTTACACATGGCCAGGTGAGGATGAGTCCACCATCTGCGCGGAACACGCATCAAAACTGGTCGCTGTTGCGAATGCGATAGGACGGCCTGTTCAATTGATTCCGATTTCCTTTCGGATTGGCGATCCTCTCCCAACGGAGTTTCCCACTTGTCAGCAGCAGGTCAAAGCGACCAGTGAACCGCAGCCATGAGGCTCGACGCCCGCGAGATAGCATGATCCTCACCGCCGACCAGCTCGAAGAGGTCACCGGCAAGCGCCGTGCGCGCTCGCAGGTTGATGTTCTGGCCGCGCTCGGCATACCATACAAGACCCGCCCCGACGGCACGCCTGTCGTCTTGCGCGCCGCCCTAGAAGCGGCCCTCGGCTATGCGACCACGCAAAACAGACAGACACCTCCCCGCGTGCGTTTACCAACGCCGAGGTAGTTACTGGCACGTCAAAGCCGGCAAGTGGACCCCGCTCGGCGTTCGCCTGCCTGATGCCCTTGCGGAGTACGCCAGGATCGTCGCGCAACCCGCCGGCGGAGTCGGGGAACTGATCGACAAGGCGTTCCCGGCCATCACCAAGAAGGTCACCCCGTCCACGCGAGAACGCTATCTTGTCTCTGCCGTCAAGATCAAGGAAGCCCTGATCGAGTTTCGGCCCGAGGACGTGCGGCACGGGGACGTGGTGCAGATGCTCGACCCGTACATCGACCATGCGTCCATCGGGAACCGAATGCTGACGGTGCTGAAGATGACCTACAACTGGGCGCTCGACCGCGGCCTGGTGGAGCTCAACCCCTGCGCCAGCGTCAAGCGACTGGAAACGCATGCACGCGAACGACTGCCGACGATGGGCGAGTACAAGGCCGTCCACGCCAAGGCCGGGAAGCGTCTCCAGTGCATCATGGACCTGTGCTACCTCACCGGGCAACGCATCGGCGACGTGTTGAAGATCCGCCGCGCCGATCTGCTCGAAGAGGGGATCTACTTCGAACAGCAGAAGCACAAATTCGGCAAGCCGGCGAAGAGACTGATCGTCGCGTGGTCGCCGGAACTCAGAGCGGCCGTGGATCGTGCGAAAGCGATCACCGGCAGCGTTGCCCCACTGACCCTGTTTTACGCCCGTGGCGGCACTCCGAACCACGCCAACGTGTGGCGGCAGTTCAAACGCGCCGCGGCGCTTGCAGCGGTCGAGAACATCACCCTGCACGACCTCCGGGCCATGTCGGGGACGGCAGCAGATGCCCAGGGGATCGACCCGCAGAAGTTGCTCGGTCACACCAGCGCGCAGACGACGCGAATCTACCTGCGCGACAAGTCCGCGAAGGTGGTGAGCGGCCCGAGTTTTAACAGAGTTTTACCAGCTCCACCAACAAATCCAAGGAAATCAAAGGCTTAGAAGGCGCGAATGTACTCGGTCAACCCCTAGTCCTTTTCGGCGCAACCCTTTGTTTTTATGGGAGTTTCTTTGCTTTTCTATGCTCGGTTGTCTAAAATGTATGGGTGGTTTTTGCACTCGTAAGCCATTGATTACGTTAGAAACGTGGTCGGAGTTTTAGACAGCGCTCACGCGGCTTTCCGGCCTTTCTGTATCACGACCGGAGCAGTTCGCTGCCTCTCCCCCACCATCTGCGCACCCTGCAGCAAGAGCCAGGCCGCACCCCGCTCGATGTCGACAATCTCTTGTTCGCGCTCTTCGAGCCAATTGCGCACAGCAATCAAGCCCTGCGTGCGCTCGCGGACCCCGGTTCGCGGCTTGATCGCGACCCGCAGCAGCTCCAGTGCTTCCGACGGACTCGAGATCGGTGGGGCGATTACCGGCTTATTTCGCTTGCCCATCGGTAACACGCTTTGGCGTACTCGGCGGCTCGGTCGGCTTCGGCTGCGAGCTCGAGGATGAAGTCGGAAGCGGCGCGAGAAAGAAGGCCCTGACTCGCTGTTGGAAGTTCGCCTCCGGTGGCGGTTGCCGCAACGTGGCCGGCGGCTGTGGTGCCGGCGGGCACGGCGTCACCGCAACCCGGCCGAGGTCCGGGGTCGCGCAACCCGCCAAGATCCCGAGCAAGGCGGCGATTGTCAGCCAGCGCACGGTCGAGCTTCGTTTGTGATGCAGCATGGTCGGCCTCTACTTGGTCTGCGAGCCGGATATTGGCCCGCTCGGTTGCAATTGCCCGCTCGGTGGCCGCCTGCAGCTGCGCGGCGGCTTCGATCTTCTGGTCGGCGACCTCCGCCTTGTAAACCACCGAGGTCGCTTTCCACGCACCCGCGCCACCGAGCGCGAGGCCCAGCGCAAACGCAATCGCGGCAAGTTGAATACTAGGCATTTGGCTCACCCCCACCTTCTGCCCTGGTGATCGCCACGCCTGTAGCCCGCACGTTGTTGTGCTCGATCGTGCTGGTCGCAAAATAGGCCCCCGCCACGGTCACCAAAAAACCGTAGTACGGGATCGTGAGCGTGGACAGCGCGGCCTGCGAGGCCGGCGGGGAAAACGCCACCAGCAGCGGATAGAGCAACATTCCGCTCACTACCGCGAGCCACGTCATCCTGCGGCGGTGGAGGAACTGATCCTTGTTGCCTTGGCGCGGGTCCACGCTATTTCTTCCAGCGATTCCACAGAGTCACCGGCCATGCCGCCACCCCTTTAATCGACTCCCACGGGATCGCTTTCAGCCACATCCAGACGGTCTGGTCGGGTTGACCCAAGGCCATCTGCACGCCCACGCCAACGAGAACCCAGACCACAACAGAGCCGGTGAGCCAGAACATATCGTCTCCTTACTGCGGGATCGGCGGGCCGTCCTTCGAGATCCAGTACGGCGGGTAGACCTTCACCGGCATCGCCGGGCAAGGCAGATTCGCAGGGATCGGAATCGGAGTCAGCCCGATCAGAACGCCCTTCCAGGTGTCGACCTTCTTGTTGTACTCACAGGCCAGCACCAAGTCGTAGCGCAACCGTGCGTCCACATTGCTGATGATGTTGGCCGTGTCCTGGATCATCAGCGCGTGCTGTGCCTTGAGAGAGGCCACTTCGACCTTGAGCGCGGCCACCTCGACTTGGAGCGCCTTCGTCTCCTGGTTCATCTTCGTGATGGCCTGCGCCGGGGCGATGATCGGCAGCAGGAGCAGCAGCGTGGCGACGAGGATCTTCATGTCAGCCCTCGTTCGTTTGGATGGCTTCCAGTTCCTCGACCAGCGCCTTCAACTTGCCGAGCAGAATCGGATCGAACGGCTCTGCCTGTTCCTGCATTTTGAGTGCGCGCACATCTGCGGTCAGTTGCGTGATCGCTTCCTGCACCGGTTCCAGCGCGGCCTCGACCGAGGGCGTGACCAACTTGCTGATTGCGTTTGCAAACATTCCCATTTCACTCTCCTTTTAGCTCGACTATGCGAGCGGTTGATGCGGTGCGGATGTGCACCGCGATACCTTTCAAAACCCCGCCACGGCGTTTGTATCCCTCGCCCTGGGCAACGATCCGGCCGTTGCTCGACCGCAAGTGCCAGTACCACTGACGGTCCTTTTCAGACCGCCAAAACTCGTACTTTCCTCTCCGAGTAGCCATGCGCCCTCCTAGTTGTCCTCAGCGGCGTAATCCATGTTCGTCGCGACCCGGTTCGTCCAACCTTTTCCTTGGCTGGGCCAAATGCTCAGGCTCGTGTAGAACCGAAGCCGCCGGGAGTTGAAGCGCAGCAGCACATCGTTAAGTTCCATCGCGTTCACCGCCCGCAGCGTGATCGGCCCGATCTTCCCGTCGTCAGCCACCCGCGCGGCGCGTTGCAGCGCGCGCTTGGCGGTACTCATGCTGGCGTTGATAGCGAAGTCCCACAGTTGGAACACGATCGCCGAGTGCAACTCATCGGCGCCGATCTTCAACCACCAGTCGCGGTAGTAGATCGCCTTGGCCTTGTCGAGCGTGAGATTGCGAATGTCCACGTCTGGGTAGGTGTTCGCTGCGATCCCGTACTTCGTGCCCAGGAGTTCGCCCACGCCGACCCGTCCACCCGTCCAGTTGCCGGGGTCTTTCGGGTCGAGCGACAGCCCTTTCTCGTGGTCGATCAGGCGATCGAAGAAGGTGGTGAAGCCGGTCATGTCGCCCCGAAGTACCGCGTGAGGAAGTTGAACGTAACGACGAGCGTGGCGATTGCCCCGACCCACACCGCGACCTTCCCGAGTGTCACCAACCCATTGACCGCGCTGACTACGGCAGAGGTGTCTCTCTTGATCTCGGTGGTCAACCGGCTGTTGTGTTCCAGATCCTTCTCCACTTTCGTGACCATGACGCGCAGATCGCCGAGCTGACTCTCGACCCTGGTGATCCGCCCTTCCGTGATATCGCGCCACGGGATGAAGCTGTGGAGAACGGTCATCGATTCTTCTTGCTTGTCAGGAGCACTCATCGCAGGATTCCTCATAGTCTGTGCGTCTGGTGCGAGAACCAGGCGGGCGGGGTGGGGGCCGATTGCGGTAAAACATCACGGCGAAATAGAGCATGGCGCCGATGGTGAAAAGGAGGAGAATCTGCGCGGCGAGCTCGAACCATTCCACGGTCGGCCTCCTGGTCGGTTAGGTTGCAAAGAAAACCATCGGGCGCGCGGCGGCACCACCACCACCACCACTTTCCGCGGCATTCGGGCGCAGCACTTCGAGCGCAAGTTGCGAGGCCCGCGCATACGGGGGAGTGTTCGTCCGCAGCACTTCGAGCGCGAGTTGTGATGCGTGCGCTTGCGGCGCGAGATTGGTGCGGAGCACTTCGAGTGGCAGTTGTGACGCACGGACTTGCATGGCCCCCGTTGGCACGGCAAATGTGCGTATCTGCCCGTTCGTCCAACTGGTGAACCCGCTGCGGGTTTCGAGTGGCGTCCACGCCGAACCGTCATCCGACCATTCCAGCGCCCACGCCGACGGGGAGCGCGACGGGGCACTCGGATGCGCCTGTATCGTGTATTCAGCGACCTCGACGGCGCTGGCGAACTGATAACGCAACCATCCGCTCAGAGTTCCACTTGGAGTTGCCCAGTAGGTCGCTGCGGAGTTATCGAACGCCTTTGGCCCATCGAAACTTGCCGAGAACGAAGCTGAGGCTAGCCCGGTGCCCCCGGCGCATTGATCCGCGCCGCCAACCGTTGCGCGCATCTCCACTTCTGCGATTGCGAGGAAACTGGCATCCCCCGCGTTCGCAGAAACATTGATCCGCCAATAGACGTGCGCGGTCATGCCGTCACCTTGACCCCTATTTCGGCGGCGTTCACCGCGCTTTCAGTCCACGGCACCGCGCCGTCAGGGTTTGTCTCGTAGATTTGCGACAGATAGACTTGCGACGTGGAAAGCGCCACACCCGCGCCATCTGAGTCTGTGGTTCCCGAGCGGATCATCACCCCGGCGCTGCGCGCGCCCGCGTCGTCCTTTGAGACGGCGGCGTTTACTTGCACTCCGAAAATGCTCTGATCGGTCAACGTTGGCAGGGCAGGATTTGTGAAACTGTCCCGGTGGCCGACAGTCGTGGAGTAGACGTAATCCGTTGTGTTCGGTGCGGCTTCGTCAACGAGTTCGTAATGCGTAGAACCCGCTGATTTGGTGAAATCCTGATAGGTGCCGTCGCCAGTCGGCAGCACCATATCAACACGACAGTCGCCAAGGAAATCATTGTTCACGCTGCCGCTTTGGTCGCAGATATAGAAATCTTCAATTCTGACCGAGCCACCACCCGAAGAGGCGCCATTGTAGTGGCCGATTCCCACCTGATTCGCAAACGCGTTTGCTGTGTTCTTCGTGTCTTGCCCCGTTGCCACGGTGATGACTGTTGCCCCGTTTACTTTCACGACACAAGAACCTGCGCTGATTGAATCTGCGATGGTGACCTTCCATTCAATGTAGTTCCAAGCAGCGAGAGAGAGCGCGCCCACCGATGTCCCGTCAGTTAATACGGTTCCAAATCGGGTCACAGATAGTGTGCCGTCTAGATTCACACGAAGGTCACATTGAAAGGTTCCGCCATCAAGCAAGGCGAAGATCGAACGGGCGGCGATGGTGGGCAGAGCACTTAGGTAAAACGCCATGCCCATGACAAACGACGCGCCCTGCGGCACAGTTTTTGCGAGTCCCGCTTGATTCGATGAGTTTGTATAACAAGCCCCGCCCCGTCGTCCTAGTCCGGCGGAAATAGCCGCGTTCGTTGTCACGGCCGTCCATTTCTTGCTCAGATCGGCGGTTACGTGGTGCTTGAAACTTTCCATAAACAAGAGTGTCATTTGCCTTTCCTTTATCGGGTGCCAGCGAACACGAAGCCCATGTCCGCAAGCGTCGCGTCCGCTGTGCTGGGGGCATAGATCGAGAGAATGTCACCAGCGGCGAATGACTGCTCCGTGCCCCCTGCCGTTGTCCACGTCGGCGTGTCGGACGCGGTGAAGGTTGCCGTCGCGAAGGTCACGCCGTTCTTCTGGAAGTCCACGCTTACCGTGCCGGTGCTGGCGGCGGTCGCCGTTCCATAAGCTCCCGCCATATTGGCTGGGTAAGTGATCGCCCGCGCCAGCGGCACGCGCAATAGCAACTGAGCGTCAGTCGGGATCCCGGGGAAGAAAAGCGGAGCATCAAACGGCTGCGGCGGTAGATCAGCTTGTACCAAAGCGCGGAATGCCGGCGCGGCGGCGTCGCCCGAGCTCGGGCCGGCCCATACTAGATTTGCGTCCTGGTTGGCCTTGGTGAGCGCGAGCGTGCCGGTTTGCGTGACCGGCGAACCGCTCACGGTAAACTCGGCGGGCGCGGTGAGGGCGACGCTGCTGACCGAGCCGACGCCCGCGACGCCGATGATATTGATGCGCCAATCGGTGTAGGTGCTCACCAGGCCGCCGGCGGTGATGACGGTATAAAGCGGCGTGCTCCCGCCGGTGAATGCGGTTGTATTGGCGCTCACGGCGCCGGCGGCGTCGACCTCGACATAGTTGGTCGCATCGTCGGCGAGCTGGACGGTGGCGCTGGGGATTTGGGTGAGTGTGCCGCTCACGTTCATCGGGCCGCCGTAATAGCCCCAGGTGAGCGCCGCGCTGGTGCTCGCGCGCCGCCCGAAAAGCGCCGCGGGGCTGGTGGCGTCGAAAAGCGCGTTGGCGGTAACTTCTTTTTGCGCCTGGGCGGTGGCGATCAGGTCGAGGATGGTGGTGCTTCCGGCCATGTCAAATTGCTCCTAGTACGTAATCGCCGCGGCCGGTGGTCGCGTTGATTTGGCAGACGCGCACATAGACGGGCGCCTCGAGGCCGCCGAAGTCGGCGACCTGTTGCGCCGCGGTGTAGACGATGCTCGGCGTGGTGGTGGGGATCGTGCGCATTACGACCGAAATTTGCGGATCGTTGCCAATGTCGAATGCGTATTGCTCGAGCGCTTCGCCGAGCCCGGCGTCGACGCCATCGCGCCAGGCGCCATCGAGGCGGGTGCGGCGCGTGCAATGGATCGTGACGTCGCCGGCGCTGTTGCGCCCGCCGCCCAAGTGCACCGGGGCGAGGCAGAGGAGGCGGCGCGCGTGGTTCGTGAAGGTTTGCGCATCGGCCGAGGCGTAGCTCGCGCCGAGCGTGACGCCTTTATAGAGTCGCGCCAGGCCGATTTCGGCGGGGGATGCGGTGAGGGGCAGGATGGCGCCGGAAACCAGGACAAAGCGCTCGCCGGCGGCGTGCCCGGTGGTCGGTGAACCGCGGCGCCCGCGCAAAAGCCCGCTGAGGGTGTACGTGCCATCGATGTTGAGCGTGGCGCGCTTGAACTGGAGGAGCTCGATTCCGAGGATGGCGCGGTTGGCACCATTGAGCACCGCGAGCTCGGTGGTGCTCTCGAGCGTGCCGCTGGTGAGCGTAACGGTGACGGTGTTGAATTCGTCAAAGGTGTTTTGCGCGAAGTCGGCGAGCGTGCCGTGCGCGTAACCCTGGGTGGCCGGGTCGATGATATTGATGAGCGCCGAGTAATTGGCGCCGCCGTCGGTGCTTTGGATGAGTTGCGCGCCAGGCCAGGGCGAGGTGAGGCCGGCGGCCGCGACGTAAAATCCGGTCGTGTCGTGGGCGTCATCGAGGAGCGCGACGTCGAGCAAGTTGAGGCGGGATTGCCCATAGGTGACGATCACCTGGCCGCTCGCGTAGATGTTGCCCGCGACGGCGCCGGCGGTGATGATGCGGCCGGTGTCGAAACTGCCCTCGAAGCTGAGCACATTGCGCTGTAGCGAGCGTTTTGTGACGCGGATCAGGTTGCCGTCGATGGTCACGACGTCGGTGGGCTCGACGCGGGCATATTTCAGCGTGGTCGACCAGGTGGCGGTGGTGCGTGCGACCCATGCGGCGTAGAGTCCGATATCGGCGACGGCCTTGGCGTGCGCGTCGGGGAGAACCACCGGGATTTCGGGGGTCAGTTCGGCGCGCGCGAGCACGGTTTGTCGGCGCGCGCTTTGCACGCTGGTCTGATAGTCGGCCTCGGGGTTGATGTATCGGATGCTGATGCTACGGGGCAAATCGAGCTCATCGGTGCGCGTGAGCCCGAGGAGTGCCGGCGCGGCCTGGCCGAGCTCATGGGCGCCGAGGTCGGCCGCGTCGATGGTGAGCGCCGGCGGTTTGCCGCGCTTAACGAATTTGATTTTTCCCTCGCTCTCCACGGCGTCAAAGAAAAACGCCATCATCAGGGGCTCGAGCGCGGCGCGCGTCGGGGCCTGGCGGGGCACGACGTAGCCGAGCACCTCATCGGTGAGCTCGGTGACGTCGATTTGCGCGGTGGTGAGCCCGGCGTCGAGTGAGAGTGCGGTGACAATATCGGCGAGGATCGCCGGGCGCGCGTCCATGTGCGCACCGTAGGTTATCCAGTACAGGCCATAGCCGTTTGCAAAAACCACCTGACGCTGCGCCGGCATATCGAACAGGCGCCCGGTGGTATTGGCCAGGCTGAGCCCGGTGAGTGTCACCTCCTCGAGCACGGTGAGCGTATCGGGGTTGAACAGGATGAGCGACGGGGTGTGGAGTGCGCCGCCGCCCTTGATGATGCGCAAATGCCCGGTGGTTTTATCGACGGTGACGCCGCGCACATTATTTCCCTGGGATGTGCCGGGCACCGCCGGAAACGCAAAACCGGCGGCCGTGCCCCAGGCATAGAGCTCATTTTGTGAGTCGCCGGCAAATGACCAAATGAGCCCGCGCGTGTCATCCCAACAGGCCGCCGGCATCTTGACCGAGCTACCGGGAAGGATAAAACCACCTGTATCATCCCCACCTGTATCATCCGTGGAGAGGAATGAGCCGCCGGCGCCCGCCGCGTAGCCTTGGGCCCAGGCGCCATGCTCGCCTGTTGCGATGGCACGAAAACCCCACGATGGCAGTCGGACGTAGTTGCCATCGAAGTAGTTGGGCACCTTCCCATCATCGGGGCAGACGCAGGGATTGTTAGGGCGGTCTTGCTGTGGCGTTGCACCAAACCCGACGGTTGGGAATCGAAAACCGACGCCAAAGCCGCCCGAAAGGCCGTTTCCGCCGCACATTGCGACATGGGCCTCGGCGTAACGCACCGGCACGGATGGCCAATAAAAAGCGTTTTCGAATTGGCCGCTCGAGGCACTATCGCGGATTGGCTCGGCGGTGCCCGGCTCTTTGAAGTAGTAGCCGTGCGCGTAGGGGTTCGGGTTGCCGCAGTAGTCGTTGCTCGGAGGTTCGCAGGGGATCGAAGGTAGCCGTGTCACGCCGGGGGCGCCTCGCCCGACGTAAAAGGCATCACCGTAGCAAATGCCGTGGCCGCCGATGGGATAGCAACTGTGCGAGCCGTACTGTACTTCGACGGTTTCGAGCGGAATGCCAATTATGCGTTTGAGCTGGCGCGCAACGGGGTCGTAAACGTGTACTTGCGCCTGGCCTGGGGCCGAAAAATTAAATTCGCCGTCAGCGGGGTCGGCGTGCCCGGTGAGGGTGTTGAGCCATAGCGAGCCGTTGCTGTCCATGTCGGCGCTGAATACAAAATCGCCGGTCGTGGTGTAGCGCTCCCCATATTGCTCAATGTCGACCTCTTGAACCATGCTGCCCGCGGTGACCACCTCGAAGGTGAGGTTTGGGATGCGGTTGCCGTACTTGGTGAGCTCGAGCTCGGTGAATACCACGTAGGCCAGGCCGCGATAAGCGGGGGTGTCGCCTTGATGGGCGGCGATGGTCGGGTCGACGCCCTGCACCTCGTCGCCGGGATAGACCACCATGGCGAGCGCGGTGAAGGCTTGCTGGTCGCCGGTATTGGTGGGGCGGATATCGTAAATCAGTTTCCCGTCGGCCCAAATGCGCCGCACGCCAACGATCGGCCCTTCGCAAAGGGCCACGGCAAAGCTCACCGTATAGCTATAGCTGGTGCCGCCCTTTTTACCGCCGCCGCCGGCGTGCTCCACCAGGTCGGTCGCCCATATCACGTTGCCGGCGATGCGCGCGGTTCCGAAAATGCGCGGGATCGGTTGCCCGTAGGTGCTGGTTTGAATTGACAGGTCGGAAATGCGCGGGCCGTCGGGCGCCTTGGGGGCAAACAGGATCGAGCCGAGCATCGAGCCGGCCATCCAGCCGAAAGCGGCGCCCGAGAGTCCCATCACGGTTCCGGTGATGGCGGCGCCGCCGATCAGCGATCCCGCATAAGCGATGGCGAGCTCGGCCATTATGCGATCCCGCGAAAAGCGTGGGCGGAAACGACGCGCGCGAGCCAGGTGGCATCGAGCCGGTGCTCGACCACGCGGCGCATCGTTGCGAATGCGTGCACGATCGCCAGCTCGCCGTTGAGCTCGCTGGCGATGCCCATATGTAGAGGGAAGCGGTCATAGCGCAGCAGGATGACGTCGCCCGGCGCGGGTGTGCGGCGCGGGTCGAGGTGAGCGGCGAGCTGCGCGCGCATTTGCACAGCATCCGGGGTGCGGCCGTAGTCCTGGGGATCGTAGGTGCTCAGCCCGAGCTCTTGGGCCACAACGACCACCAGGCCGACGCAATCCAGCCCGGCGCGATTGCGTCCCTGGTGGTGCCAGCGCACGCCCAAATAGGAGCGCGCAGCGGCCACGACGTCGGCGCGCGTTGGCACTTACTGGCCTCCTATGCGCAATGATCGATCGATGCCGGGGAGATGCGGCTCGCCTCGAAAGTTGTCGCCATTGGCGTGACGCGCGACGCAATCCTCGGCGAAGCGCTTGCCGCATCCGGCGACGAGCGAATAGGTGTCGCCGGGGGCGACGCCGCGCGGGAATTGGAGTTGGAGCGTAAGCGTTGCCGGCGAATAGGCTTTGACCTCCATCGCGAGCCCGGCGCTGGCGCCGGTTAGCATCGTCATAATGCCGTAGTCAAAATAGCCGGCGTCGCCCTGCGGCGTTGCGGTGCCGCCGCTGGTGTAGGCGCCGAAGTCGCTGGTATCGACGCCGGCGAGCGTGAAGCTGTTTGCGTTGGGAACGGTGGCGATGACGTAGTTATCGCCATTAATATCGAGCATTCCGAGCACGCCGGCGATGTAGATAATTTGCTGCGCGACGAAACCGTGCGCGGCGACCGAGACAAGTGGGAGCATGTCGCGGGTGATGTTGGTGATGGCCTTGCCGCCGATGGGGCCCGGTTCGGTGCGGGCCGGGTCGCTGAGCACCAGGCCGCCGGCGGATACTGCCGAGAGCGTGCCGGTGACGGTCAGGGGCGCCAGGTTCACGCCGCAGCGCGCGTCACCGAGCGCCGCGCGGCACGTGATCGTGTAGACCTCGCCGACGTTGTGTGCATAGGCGGCGGTAAGGCCGCGCAGCTCGGCGGTGTACTGGTTGCCATCGATCGAGACTTCGCCGAGGTTGCCGGTCATCAGAATGTCGACGTCGGCGGCCGGGTCTTGCCAATTCACTTGCAGGAGCTCGACGCGCGCAAAATCCCAGCGGCCCGCGGTCAGGTCATCATGGGTGATGATGGCGGAGTCGAGCACGCCGATCACTTGGGTATTGTCGACGGCGAGCTTTGTTTGCGTTTCGACGTTCTGCGGGATGAATCCCGAGGCGGCCAGGTAGGTCACGCCGCCGAAAGTGATATCCCGGTCGAGCGCGGTGAACCCGAGCACGGTGCCGTTCGGCTGGGGGTCGCGTAGCGTGACCTTCCAGCATTGCGTGATGCTGATGCTTTCGCCGGCGTAGTGCGCCGCGAGCGAGGCGGAGATGCCGAGCTTCATGCGACGGCGCCCGGCACGCGGATTTCGACCAGGGGGAGCGAATCGCAGGAGAGCAGCGGCCGGCCATCCTCGTAGCGCGCCGGCCCGGTCTGCGTCACCATCAGCTCATCGGTGTCGAAGCGCACCGGCCGGTCGAATTCGCCGGCCCAGGCGTAGGTGTCGCCGGCCTGGTGGCCGGCGATCGTCACGCCGCCGGTGGTGGCGTCGAGGGTGACGCTGATATCGCTGGGCACGCCGGCGCGGGTGCGGCGCACGGTTACGGTGCCGGCGACGGGTTTGGTGATGATGCGATCCTCGAACACGCCGAAGCCGCGGCGCTTGTGGAGCTGGCCGACGGTGGTGCTGAGCATCACGATAATTCCGCGGGAGTAGGAGCACCCATAGTCCGACCAATCGCGCAAGCGAAACCCATGGGCGCGGCCGCGGGCCATGTGGAAAAGGTCGCGGACTGCCTCGAAGTTGGAGGGGGTTTTGATGCCGGTGGCTAAATTCCAACTGCCCAGGTCGAGGGCCCAGGCGATATTGCGTTGTTCGGCGCCGCCGGCTACCACGACGATTTCGGTGCGGTAGCGCGGGCCGCCCTCCATGCCGTCGAGGGCGACGTCATCGGGAAAGCGGGGGCTTTCGATGAATGCCATGGCTTATCCGTTGCGGCGCGACGCGAAGGCGGCACGCGCGGCGATGCGGTTGGCGATTTGGGTGGCGGTCATTCGGTCCGTGTCGCGCGGCACGTTGATGTTCATGTTGTAGACGTTGCCGCCGCGCGCCGGCGCGTTGTCGCGGTGGCGCGGATCCGCAGCGGTGAGCACTTCTTCGCCGCGGCGCAGGATCGCCGGCACTTCGTCGCCGGCCAGGCCGCCGCGGTGGTAGCGTGGGGCGTCGGTGAAAATGCCGGCCGGCACGATTCCCGAGCGCCCGCCGGCGCCGACGATGCCGCCATCGTGGAACCATTGCGCGCGCAGGGCCGCGGCCTGGGCCGAGCTGGCGGCGCCGCTGCTGGAAAAGGCGCCGCTAAACATTCCGGCGAGGGCCGAGCCGGCGGCGCCGCCGCCGCCGCCGCCGCCCGTAGCGGCCACCGCGGCGAGTGCGGCGGCGGCGCTTTGTGCGGCGGCGGTGAGTGCGGCAAACGAGGCGGCGAGCGGCGTGGCCGCGGCGCTGGGGATGGCGGCGAGCGCGGTAGAGGTGATGCCCAGCGAATCGGCCATGCCTTTTAGGGCATCGGTGCCGGCGCTGGCGCTGGTGGCGAGCGTTTTGACGGCATCGGCGCCAGGGCCGGCCGGCCCGCCGCGCAGCATATCGGCGGCGCCGGTTTGGGCGGTGAGGCCTTTAAAATAGCCCTTGGCGGCCTCGCGCAGCGGGTCGGTGACGAGTACCTGCGTGCCCAGGCGCAAGAGGTCATTGCCGAGGCCCTGCAGAATGTCGCGGATGCTGCCGAAATTGATGATCGCATCCTCGGCGGCGCGCGCGAGGTTGTCGGCGGCTTGGTCGGTGGCCGCATTCAAGCGTTGCACGGTCGGGTCGATTTCCTCGCGCGCTTTGGCCAGCGTGAGCGCGAGTTGGTCGGCGAATAGGCGCACGCGCGGGTCGGCGCTGCGATCGGCGAGGGCCGCGGCCTGTTCGCTGAGCGCCTTGAGTTGCTCGAGCGAGGCGCTGCGCATCATGTAGATCGCGCGCTCCTGCTCGAGGAGTCCGATGCCGCGCGCGCGCGCGCTCACCTGGTAGGCCTCCTCGGCGACGGCCTGGCGCTCGGCCAGTTGGGCGAGCGTGGTTTGCACGCGCGCCTGCTCGGTCTGCAGGTTCAACAGGTCGCGCAGCGCCACCAGGCGTGCCGGATCGCCGCCGCCCTTGGCCAAGAGAGCAGCGGCGTCGGCGAGTTTTTGGGCGTTGCGTAGCACCGCGGCGCCGTATTCGTCGCCGGCCATATCGGCGAGCTGGGCGTCGAGCTCATAAACGGCGCTGATGAAGTTGCGCACCGCGGCGGTGCGCTGCGCCTCCGAATCGGTGGCGGCCTGGCCGGCCTCGCGGTGGGCGACGGCCTGGCGGACGAGCGCCTCGGTGATGCGGTTGCTAAAATCCTCCCGATCGGCGCCCTTGGTCGCCTTGGCTTTGTATTTCTCGAGCAACGCGATTTCGGCGTCGATCGATGCGCTTTGCTTGGTGAGAAATTCCTTTTGCGCCGCGTCGCGGGCGTCGAAGTATTTATCGATGGAAAGCTCGCCCTCGGCATAGAGGCGGCTGAGCTGCGAATTGTGAAAAGTGAAGAGGTCGCGCTCATTGGCGAGGCCCTGCTGCAGTTTCTTGAGGTCGCCCTCGAATTGCTTGCGGCGCAGCGCATCGGCTTCGCCGCCGGCGTTGGCGCTGGCCATGCGGGGCGCCTTGCCTTTGGGGGGCGTGCGCAGGATGCCGCGGGTATCGGTGACGCCGGCGCCGGCGGCGAGCGCCTCGCGCTCCTGTTGGCCTTGAAAGTAGGCGAGGCGCTGCTGGGCGTATTTGAGTTGCTCGGGGTATCCGGTGCCGGCGAGGAGGGGATTGTCGGGCCCGATGCGCCGGATCGAGGCCTCGAGCCGTTCGATTTCCTCGCGCGCGTTGCGGGCGCCTTCGCCGTAGGTGGTGAAGGGGCTCGTGCCCAGGCCGAGGCCGACCAGCGCGCGGCCAAAACCGCCAAATGCGGCCTGGCCGGCGAGGAGCTCGGCGGCCATTTTGTTGAGCCACTCGACCACGCCCGGCAGGATGGACATTTTCAGGCCATCGAGGAGCGCGCTCATGCGCGTCAGGTTGTCGTTAAATTCCTCGGATTTGCGCGCCAGGTCGCCCGAAAAAATGATCCCGAGGCGCTGGGCCTCCTCTTTCATTTCCGCCAGGCCGCGCCGGCCCTGGTTCAAAAACGGGATCAGGGCGGCGCCGTTTTTGCCGAAAAGCGCGGTGGCGATCGCGGCCTTTTCTGCGCCATCCTCATAGCTGGCGAACCGATCGGCGATATCGCCGAGCACCTCGTCGGTGTTGCGCAAGTGTCCGCCGGCGGCCTGTACTTTGACGCCGATGGCGGTGAAGGCGGCGCCGGTTTCCTTGCCGCCGCGTGCGGCGTCGGCCATGTTTACGGCGAGCTTGTTGAGCCCTTTGGCGAGATCCTCTACCTCGACGCCGGCGAGCTGGCCAGCGTAGCGCAAAACGGAAAGGCTCTCGGCGGATATGCCGGTTTTTTGGCTGAGCTTGGCGAGCTGGTCGCCGGCGTCGATGAGGCCTTTGAGGCTGGCGCCGGCGATCGCGCTGCCGATCGCCGCGCCGATCGCACCAAAGCGCAGGAGCGCGCCGCTCGCGGAGTTCTTGAGGCTATCGATGTTGCGCTTCGCGCTCTCGATCCCCGCCTTGGTCTTGTCGACCGCGGAGATCTCGACTTTGGCCTTTCTAGTCACCATGGGTCAACCTCGCTTGAACATCGCGCGCAACGCCGCCGCGGTCTGTGCGCGGGTGGCCGGCGCGCTCGGCTCGGGGGGTGCTTGCCAGCGCTCGGGCGACAGAAAATCGGCCGCGGTAAAATTCGATTTGTCGCGCTTGCGCATGGGGCCGTTGGCGATCGCCGCCATGAGGCTCGCCCAGAGGACGGCCGCGTCGGCGGGTTCGTTTTCCAGCCAGGCGAGCCACAATCCAAACTCCTCGGCCGTCATCCGTTCGCCGAGTTCGCCGACCGGGCATCGCATCAAGGCGGCCAGCCGGAATGCTTGGCGCAGCTCCGGCCGGCCGGTCAGTTTTTTCG